GCACCCATAGCATTAAGAAAACCTGCGGTTGCACAGTCAAAATGGTCTTTGTATCTACCTATTTCAACAGGTTGTGTGCATTGTTGCGCTATGACAGAACAAATTTGTAGAACTAATAAAAATTTCATTTTTGCCTTGACTGTTAGAAGTTAAAGTCCTATATATAGGATAATAAAATAAACAATGAAAGGGTATATTAAATGACTGACTTTAGCAAGTATAAAAACATAACGGTCGACAACGAAACGTACGCCACAGTCACAAGATTACAAACTAAAATGACACCCGATGTCAAATTAAGTCGTAGTCAAGTGATTAAAACTTTAGTGAAAGAGAAAGCGAGAAAACTAAATGGCAAACTTATTAAAGACTGAAACAGGCAGACCAAAGATCTTCACAAGTAACTTTGAAGAAACGCTTACACCTGAAGAAAAACTTTGGAAAGCCGTTCTGTATCAAGGCGTGTTTGAGTGTTTATCTTTTAGATATAATGCTTTACCATTAACTGATGCAGAAAGAAAAGAAACAAAAAAATGGATTAATTTAGATAACGAAGACTTCAAGGAAGTTTGTGAACGTGCTGGATTTAATCCTAAATACATATACAACCGTATAAGAAAGGTAATAGAAAACGATGAACTGGAAACAAAAATACAAATTAATTCGATGGTTGCAAAAACCATCTGTAATAGAACCTGATCCTAGTCCTGCGCAAATAGCTATGAAAGCAGCAATACTCATAGATAGGATTGTAGAATCAGACACACCGAAACTAAAACTATTTGCAGAAATGGAGGGGTTTGATGTTCAATAAATATAAAAAATTTGATAAATCTTTATATCAAGAAAATGACAAAAAAGGTAAAGAGTTTGCAGTTAAAGTTTTAAAACAACTTTATCCTGAACACAGAATTATTGAAGGTTCGCAGTTTGGTGTAGACTTAAAAGTTTTTGATAAAGATAATACTCTTGTTAAAAATGTAGAGGTAGAAGTTCGTAATAATTGGAAAACAGATTTTGATTTTCCTTTTGATACAGTAAACATACCAGAAAGGAAGAGAAAATTTTTTGATGGGAATTGTTTATATGTAAGTGTAAATAAAAATTGTAACAGATGTTTAATTATTGAAGACAAAATAATTTTAAAATCACCTGTAGTTGAAAACCCAAATAAATACGTAGCTTCTAATGAGTATTTTTTTAAAGTTCCAATTGAGAAAGCAAAATCTGTTATATTACAAGGAGGTATTGATGTCAGGTAAAATGGTCTGTCCTAAATGTGATGGAAATGGTTATCGTTTGATTTACAAAGATGCAAGTTGGCAGGAAAAAGTTCCTATTGATTGTAGCTATTGTAATAACCAAGGAGAAGTTGAAATAACGGAGCAAGAGATAAATGATTTACTTCGTAATACTAACTTTACGAAACAATGAAAGAAATTATTTTTAATTTGTTAATGATAATATTATTTTTATTTGCTTTGTTAATGTTTGGATTAATGTATCTAATAGATGCACTTCCCTTTAACATAACTAAAAAAAGTTTTGATCCCATTTATGCGTTTTTAGAAAAATGGTCCTCGAAGATGAATAGTTGGGCCTGGCAAAAACGATGGGGAGATAGGCAGAAAGGAACGGGATATAAAGATAAATAATGTCTTACAAATATAAAGAAAAACGAAAACTATGGATTTTAAATAATAAAGAAAAAGTAAAACAACACGAAAAGAAATATCGTTTAAATAATAAAGAAAAAATAGCACAATCACACAAGAAATATTATTTAAATAATAAAGAAAAAATTAAACGATACGTAAAAGAATGGTATTTAAATAATAAAGAAAAAGTAAAACAAAACAGAAAAGAATATCAATTAAAAAATAAAGAAAATATAAAAAAATATAAAAAAGAATGGTATTTAAATAATAAAGAAAAACATAGCCAAACATCAAAAGAATATCGTTTAAATAATAAAGAAAAAATAAAAAAATATCAAAAAGAATATAAATTAAAAAATAAAGAAAAATTAACTCAATACAAAAAACAATGGCGTTTAAATAATAAAAAATTTTTAAAAAAATATTTTAGGGAATGGCAAAGAGAAAAAAGAAAAAATTTTAGTTATAAATTATTAGACAACATTAGATGTAGAATTAAAAATGCTTTAAAAAAAAATCATAAATCTGAATCTACTATAAAATTATTAGGATGTAGTATAGAAGAATGTTGGCAACATTTAGAAAGTAAATTTCAACCTGGAATGACTAGAGAAAATCACGGAAAATGGCACATTGACCATATCAGACCTTGTATTAGTTTTGATTTAACAGATCCTGAACAACAAAAAATATGTTTTCATTACACTAACTTACAGCCTTTATGGGCTGAAGATAATCTAAAAAAAGGAGCAAAATATGATAAAGATGAACAAGATACTCTATAAGATAGGGATTGCTTACAATAATTGGTATGTGACTAAAGATCCGAAGTATAAAGAAGAATGGTATAAGTTAATAGAACAATTTGATGAGGAATATAATAAAAATGCCACTTGATAGAGAAAAAAGAAAACAATATTTAAAACAATTTTATTTAAAAAATAGAGAAAAAAGATTACAATATAATAAAGAATGGCGTTTAAAAAATAGAGAAAAAAGATTACAATACAAAAAAGAATGGTATTTAAATAATAAAAATTATTGTAAAGAATGGCATATAAATAATAGAGAAAGAAGATTACAATATAATAAAGAATATAATTTAAAAAATAAAGAAAAAAGAAAACAATGGCGTTTAAATAATAAAGAAAAGTCAAAAAAGTATCAAAATAAATATTACAAAAAAAAAATAAAAATAGATCCTAATTATAAATTAATAAAAAATATGAGAAGTAGAATTTGGTCAGGTTTAAAAGGAAGATATAAATCTAAATCTACTATAAAATTATTAGGCTGTAGTATAGAAGAATGTTGGCAACATTTGAAGAGTAAATTTCAACCTGGAATGACTAAAGAAAATTACGGGCAGTGGCACGTGGACCATATCATACCTTGCGCTTTATTTGATTTAAAATGTCCAGTGCAACAAATGGCTTGCTTTCATTATACTAATTTACAACCTTTGTGGGCAGCGGACAACATAAGAAAAAAAGATAAAATATGATTAAGAAAATTAATAAATATAACTACCTCGATGCTTCAAGATCCGAGGCCCATGGATCACGGACCTACGATGTAGGTGGCATTAAATTACCAAGTGTTACGACTATCTTATCACGGACCAAGGACCAGACTTTCTTAAAAGAATGGAAGGCTAAAGTTGGCGAAAATAAGGCAGAAGAAATTAAAAATTTATCATCTAAACGTGGTACTTCAATGCACAAATACATAGAAAACTATGTTTTAGGTAAGGGTTATGAGGATTTAACTGACCTAGGACAAGAGTCAAAACGTATGGCAGAGAAGGTCATAGAGATGGGTTTTTTGCCTGTTTCAGGTTATTATGGGTCAGAGGTCACGTTATACTATCCAGGGTTATTTGCGGGTTCTACTGATTTGGTTTGTGTCCATAATGAAAAAGATACCATAGTTGACTTTAAACAAGCTAATCGTCCAAAACGGGTTGAATGGATTCAAGATTATTTTCTACAAGGCGCAATGTATTGTATGGCCCACGATTACGTACATAAAACTAATATCGAACAATTTGTAATTATGATGTGCACGCCAGACTTGTATTATCAAGAATTTAAATTAGAGGGTTTTGAGTTAAGAAAATATAAACACGAAGCTTTAAAGCGAATTGATATGTATTACGAAATGATCAACAGTGACAAGAATGAGGCATAATTGTGGCAAGAATAAGGCAGCATAGCTGCGACACCCAAGTGTCGGCGTGGTGTCGGCGTGGTGTCGGCGTGTCGCAAGTTTGACCCAAAATGGACGAAAAATGATACAATATAAGTTTTTTAGACCCAAAATGGACGAAAAATGTTACCCTAGGCCGACACTGCGACACCTCTGCGACACCTCTGCGACACCTAGGTGTCGGCGTAAATTAGCCGCTTGTATAAACAATTCTAGGTCATTTATAGGGTTAAAAAAGGTCATGCCGACACTTTCAAATTTTTTTTTACTCAAGCGCAATTTTTTTAAAAATTACATAATAGGTGTCGCAGTAGTCAATTATGGCAAGATTAAGGCAAAACAATGTTAAAGATACGTGTTACAATAGGTTATGAAAAGAACTAAAAAATCAAAATATAAACACATACTCATCAACAGAAAGAAGTATTATTTTTATAAAATTACCTGGGTTGACATAACAGGTGATGCTGGGCACGCTACGGCAGAGGAGTTTGATAAGTTTGATGCAAGCACAATGACTACTATGGGGTATGTTTATTCAAAAGATAGTAAGTTTTTAAAAACCTTTGCAAGCTATGATAACAGGGATGAAGTATTTAGTGATAGAAATATCTACCCTATTGGATGTATAATAAAAATGGAAAAGGTAAACATATGAAATGTTTTTACTGTAATAATGAAGTAAGATGGAATAATGATTTTGATACCGAGGATACAAATCCTGATTCAGAATACTCAATAGTAAGTATGTATCAATGTGACAAGTGCGATACTTGGTATGAAGTTTATCATAACAAAAAGGAAACAAATGGCGACTAGAGAAAAAGCAAATAAAGGTAAAGTTTTAAAATACATACAAGAGCAGTTTGAAAATGCAAAAGAAATGAAATTATTTCAAATGTTACGTAAAGAAGTTGAGATTGGTAAAAACGGTACTCAACGATATGTAATAAAAAAGGGACCTAATAAAGGTAAAATTGTAGGATAGTATTTACAAAATATATTTTTAAAATATGTTGTCAAAGCAAAGTAAAGAATTAATATCCACGACCTCAACAACGGAGGAAATATGTTCGGATACAAAGACGACGAAGTCGAAAACAAAAACAAGATCGAGCAACTTGAAGATAAAGTTAATGAACTTGAAAATAAAATTGCTAACATCATGGACGTTTTAGAAATCCAAGAGGATGTCGAAGATGAAATTGATGAAGATGTTGAAGATGAAGCTGACGAAGACTAATCTTTTTTATCGTCACCCTCGATCAATTCAGTTTCGGGGGTGACATCTAATATCTGTGAATAATCTTCTATTATTTTTTTCATTTTTGCTTCTAATTCCTGTTCTGATAGGTCCTCTAACTTACCTGTTTTTATTATTTTCCTGTCTATGTATAATCCTGCTGCCTTGCCACGGTTTGTTTCTGCGTTTACAGCAGAAGAAAAAGAACCTTTCTTAAGTGCAGCTTCTTTGATTCTTGCTAACTCTGCAAGGTGACCTTCGTAAGTCACTTCAAATTTTTTCATTCTCTCTTGTTTTAATTTATCTACATATTGAACTACCAAAGGAGATAATCTTGGATTTAATAATTCTGATCCTTCAGCTCTAGCTCTTTTAGGACTGTAGCCAGCAGCAATGGCTGCCTCACTTTGTGACATAGGTCCATCAGGTCCCCCGAATACAACAAATTCGGCAAATCTTTTTTGCATTTCTGTAAGTCTTTTTGGTACTCCCATACGTTGACATTTTAAGGTAACAATTGTATAAAGTCAATATGAAACCAACGAAAGGTTTGTACGATACAGATTCTGATTTAGAAAAAATCATCGATAAGTTAACACGTGAGAATACAAAACTTAAAGAAGATGTTGCTGATCTTAAAAAGAAATTAGAGTTTGTTGTGCAAGAATATAGAAACAAAGGAACTTTGTAATGTACGTTAAACATTTGCAAGAGTATTTGGATAAGTTTACCAATGGTAAAAAAGGAAATGCTGTATCAAATGCAAAGATATTTATTTATGTTAATGGGTATCTTGAAGAAATAAAACGTATTGAAGTGCAGGAACAAGCAATGTCACAGCCAGGAGCAGAGTCTATTAGAATCGTATTGAAGCCTAACCGAGAAGAAAAATTAATACTCCCACCAGGCTATATTAAAGACTATTGATACCCTGAAAATATAATGGGTCCAGAAGCAAAATTATATCAAAAAATTAAAAAAGCGAGTCCCAATATTTTGTGGAATCGTATAGAGAATTTAAGCATTCCAGGTATGCCAGATGCATTGGGATATAACAAAAGGAATGTATTTTTTACTGTTGAGTTTAAAATAGCAAAAGGGAACAAGATTAAATTTTCGCCACATCAAATTGCGTGGCATAAGACACATCCAAAGAATACTTACATCATAGTAGAGGCCCATGGTCAAAGGTCCTCTAAAACTTCTTCAATATTCATGTACCGTGGTTCAAGAATCATGGAGCTTGATGCTTGCGGCTTGAAGCTTGAAGCTACTGCCGTCGGGCTTGAGGCTTGTTGCTTGGAGCTTGAAGCTTGTGGCTTGACGCTTGAGACTTTAATCGTTTAACGCTTGACGCTTGCTGCTTGAAGCTTGGTGCTTGGATCTTGAGCGGGTAGCCGTTCTGGATACACCATTCATCATGTATTTTATCGGCTATGATCCTCCACCTTCTTTGTTTAATATATGGTTTAGTGCTGGCCATATGCTACATTCTTAACGTTTGGATCCCAACAGGCTCTGCAAT